ATAATCAGCCGTTTCCTTTCCTCGCAAGCTGTCAATCACAACTAATTTGCGTAATTCCCTAGCTAGAATATCTGGATGCTTACCTGCTACTAACCCAACTGTTAATAAGCGATCGATACTCGCTTTCAAAACATCTTGGTTTGCCCACAAACGTTGAGAAAATGTCGTGTTATGAAACGACCCCTCAATAATCGCTTTAGCAAACAATCGATAAGTTTCTTCGGAAAGAACAGACTCGCCTAATATCCCCGCTTGTCGTACAAACTCCGCTACAGATTCCTCTGTTAACATTGCTGTAAAATAGGTCTGTAGCTGATTAGTGTTGTCTGTTAAATACAAACCTATTTTCGATTTTAAAAGCTCTAAACGATTAACCTTCATCGTTAAATTGTATAACCTTAATTGCTCGTTAGCTTCTTTTGAAAAATCTCTTGTTTGTACATAACGTTTCGCTTTTTCCGCGAAAATTTGTACGTCATGTTTACTTGCACGTCGTTTCGCTTCATCAATGCTAATCTTCTCTTTCCCTGCATAAGCGACGTAAAACTGTTGAATTTCTGCTTCTATCGTTTTCCATAACTGTAAATACCGTCTATGAATTTCTTGTTCGTAATTCACATGTCGTTTCAGCATTTCTTCGATATGTTTTGCTTCTCGTTCCGCCCAATAATTACTCATGTTCTTCGGTCACTTCTTCCGTATTTCGAGTAAATTTACCGAAATCAACTTGTGGATTTAAACGTTCTTCCGTTTCTTCGTCCTTTATACGTTCCATTTCTTGAGTTACGTCAGGAACAATCGATAATACGCCTAATTGCGTTTCTCTTGAAACAATCCCTTCAAGTTTTTGTGCAGTTTCCGCTTCGTCTTTAATATTGCGCGGAATATTAAAGTCAAAAGTGTATTCTAAATTAAACCATTCCTTAGCTTTATTAGCAGGTACATTCGTAGGCAATGAAAAAATCATTTTGTACATTTGCGCATATGCTTTTTTAAACTTCCTAGCTTTCGCTTGTGCTAAATTCCTAGGATTTTGCATTTTAAATTCTAGCGAAATCCCAGAAGCGTTATTGCTAAAACTTTCATCGTTTGCATTATAAGTCATAGACATTTGATAAATTAACCGCTCTAATCGGTCTAATAGATTTTCTTGTGTTGTATCTGAACTAGGTTTATCTAAAAAATTAATATCTACCGATTCGCCTTCATTTAAAGGCTCGGCGCTGTTAATCACTCGGTTATCACGTAAATAGGAAGCGACGTTTTCGTCAGCTAAATCTACCCCTATCATTTTTAAGTAGGCATCCGCAAAATAACTCACGTCGTTCGCTTTTTCTGATAGAGCTTCATTGTAATTATTAATCAGCGACCACACAGACTCAATGCGTCCTTGTCGTTCGTCATTTTCCATAAACTCAATCATAGGCACTTCACCGTACGGATTAGCGATTGCCTCTTTTCCACCTAATAAATAAGACAAGGCTTTCTGAAAAACGGTTGGTCCTCTCTTAGTTTCCAATCGTTTAGAAGTCTTGTCTTGTGTAAAAATAAACGTTTCTGTGCTATTTTGTGGATAAACAGTTGCTGTTAGCTCGTCCTTTGTCATTTTGTTGTAAAGAACCGCAAACATAGGCGCTTTTAATAAGTCATCTGCGTAAACAATGAATCCTTGCGTAGGTTTTAAATAAGTCACGCACGTTTCTGCTTCTTCGTTTTGATATAAAAGCTTATAAGCATGCCCATAAATAGCAGTTAGCTTAGAAAGCTCTGCATCGTTGTCTTCTTCCTCATTTCGTTTACGGAAATTTTGAACAAATTCTTTTACCTCACCATCTGGATGAGTAATCTTTGTTGGTTTACCGTTAAAGAAAGCTGCAGAACTATCTACAACATAACGGGCAAAGTTGACTGCAATTCGATGGTCAGGTTTTCCAA